TCATGCGGCCACCACCCCAGCAGCAGCCGACTCCGGGCCGAACGCGTGAAACGCAACCCGGACACCAGCCCAACGCCCATCCACCTCGTACAGGCAGCCGTCCCTCACCTCGCGGACGCACACCGCCACACCCAGAGCAGCAGCCAGAACCTGCGCAGCCGCCTCACTCTCCGGATTGCCGTACGCCGTCGTCGCCCACAGGTAGGCGTCGTGGTCATTGATCGTCCAGTCGATCGGAGCCGCAGCCACCTCCGGATGCTCGGTCAGCAGCTGCAACACCAGCGCCGCCTTATGCAGGCGCACCGGCGCCTCCACCATCGGGCTAATCTGTTCGGTCACGGGGACCTCTCTTTCTGAGTGTTGAAGGGGTCGCCGAAGTCGTTGGGCCGTCATCCGGGCTAGGGGGCGGCCCTTCGGCGTGAAGGGAGTCAGGCAGCGTCAGCCGTGCGCTGCGGGCGTGAGACCCGCGCCGACAGGACCACCGCGCGGACCTGCGCCCGGATCGTCGGGCTGATCGGGGGCGCGTTCTCCGCATTCCTCTCGGCGGCCTTCATGCCGGCCACGCCGACACGGCGCTCGGCCGCCTCGAACGAGAACGGGGCCGTCATGCCGGCACCGCGGCGATGTGCGGGGGATCGGCGGGGGCTTCGACGGTTCGGCCGGTGGGCTTCCAGAGGACGAGCAGGTCCACTCCCAGCCGTTTGGCAATTGCCAGGGCCTCGCCGTAGAGGGACTTTTCGCGTCGTCCGTTACGGAGGGCGTCGATCTTGCTGGGGTGGCATCCGGCTGCGTCGGCGAGTTCGCGGACGCTGACTTCGCGTCCGTCTCCGGTGCGCTCCATGAGCATGACCAGGCGGTCGGGGCTCACGAGGACCATGTATTCCTGTTGGGGGCGCACGTGACTACCTCCGTAGACGAGGTGTGCGTTTCCGTGAACAAGACCGACAGTACACCTGGGTAGACGCACTGTCTACGGAAACGCACAAGCAAGTCAGATTCGGTCATCACATCCGGAAGGGATGGCGCCGTGGAGCGTTTCCGTAGACACTCTGTCCGGGACCACAAACGGTTGCGTCCGCTGACCTGGCATTTGATCGATGATCAAAAGCCGTAACGTAGACATCAGGCGTCACGACAAGCGCAGCGAAGGGGCACAATGCACGCCATGACTGAGCAGCGGACCGACTTCACCGACCTGCTGAAGGCTCGGCGTGCCGAGCTCGGCAAGAGCCTGCGCGAGATGGAAAAGCTCTGCATCGACCCCGAGAGCGGCGAGCAGGCAAAGTTCGGCTGGCTCTCAAAGGTGGAGCTAGCCAAGTCGGTCGACCCGCCAAAGGAGCACCGACTCAGGGCCATCGCGGCCGGCTACGGCCTCCCGCTCAAGGAGTTGCAGCGAGCCGCCGCCCTTCAGTTCTTCGGCTACGACCCGGCCGCTGACGCCTCCGTTGTGTGGAGCGGCGATCTCACGACCCGTCTCATCGTGGCGCGCGCCGAGGAGATGACCGAGGAAGAGCGCCGGCAGTTCGCCGCCATCGCAGAAACCTTTGCCCGCAGGCGCACTCAGAGTGACGAAAACTCGGGCGAATAGTACGACTTTCTGTTACTCGCTGATTCCCTCTGGTCACAGACTGATCGATATGACACAGTCAGTGATCCGCCTGGGGGGCGCAAAGGGATCACCTCATCTGGGCACTCGGACATATGTACGAGCGCCCGGTTGTGAGCAGGGAGGCGAGCGCGAGATGGCGGACGAGGACACCCGACGGGGTGACGGCGAGTCACAAGAGGTACAACCTCAGCCGGAGATCCAGATGGAACTGGTCGGCAGCCTCCCCGGCGGGCGGGCAATTGCCGGAGTGGAGCAGGAAGGTTCCTTCACCTGGCTCGCATCCAAGGAGCACATCAGCGAGCAGGCCAGGGACGAGCTGGTCGAGCTGTTTCAGCGGATCGTGAGAGAGGGCTGGTGGGTGCAGAACTGGCCCGGAACCAGCTGACTCAACGCAACCCCCACTTTTTGAAGCCGCAGGCGTGCAGCCTGCGGCTTTAAAACTGCCTTTCGCCGGGGTTCGACCTAGCGAACCCGAGACAAGAGCCGTTCTAGCGTGGCAGGGTTGAACCATGCCCACAAACCCGCCAGGCATCCCCACCCGCGCCATCATCTACTGCGGCATCAGACGCGACCGCGAAGGCGCCGGCCTCGGCGTCGAGCGCCAACGCGAAGACTGCGAAGCCCTCGCCCAGCAGCTCGGCATCGAGGTCGTCGCCGTCCACACCGACAACGACCTCTCCGCCTACAGCGGCAAGCCCCGGCCCGGCTATCAGCGTCTCCTCGACGACCTTCGCGCGGGCCGCGCAGACACCGTCCTTGCCTGGCACACCGACCGTCTCCACCGCTCCCCGGCAGAGCTGGAGGAGTACATCGACGTGTGCGAGCCGCGGCGCGTGCAGACCCGCACGGTCAAGGCAGGCCACCTCGACCTCACCACGGCCACCGGCCGGATGATCGCCCGCCAGCTCGGTGTCCAGGCCCGCTACGAAGTCGAGCGGATGATTGAGCGGCAGCGCCGCAAGCGCGACGAGATGGCTCAACACGGCAAGTTCTTCGGCGGGCGGCGGCCCTTCGGCTGGGAGGCCGACGGCGTGACCCCTCGCTCCCTCATCTGCCTCAGCTGCGGCCGTGACGAACCGGACGACTTCGTCATCGTCATCACCTGCCAGGAGTGCGGGAAGGGCGACGGTATCGACGGCTGGGCCTGCACCCGTTGCAAGGTGTCGAACGCGCGGCATGTGTGGGCCGAGTGCAAGCGCTGTGCGACGGCCGCCAGCGTGGTCGAGGGCAGCGAGTTCCACCGCATCCGTGAGTCCGCAGACTCCGTCCTCGCTGGCGCGTCCCTCCGCTCGATTGCCAACGAGTGGAACGCCATGACGCCGCCCGTGCTGACAAGCACAGGAGGCGCCTGGGAGGGCCCGGAAGTCGGTGGGATGCTGCGGCGCCACCGCAACGCTGGGATCCTCGTACACCGCGGCCAGGAGGCCGGGCCGGGCAACTGGCCGGCGCCGCTCGATGAGGCGACGTGGCGGAGCCTTACCGCGCTCCTCGATGATCCGTCTCGGCGGACCACGCCCGGCAATGAGCGGAAGTACCTGGGGTCAGGTCTGTACCTGTGTGGGGTGTGCGGATCGACGATGCGGTGCGGTACCAGCAACCGGCGCGCGGACAAGCGGTACTTCGCCGCCTACAACTGCCGGGTGAGTAAGCACGTGGTGCGGAAGGCTGAGCCGCTCGACGTGCACGTGGCGAACCTAGCCAAGCTCCGTGTGTCGCAGCCAGACGCCGTCGAACTGCTGGCAGCCCGCGAGAACCCCGTCGACATTCGGGGCGCGCAGAAGGATATGCGTGAGGCGCGGCAGATGCTCGACCAGCTGGCGCAGGAGCTCGGCGCCGGCACGATGGACTTGCAGGAATGGCGGGTTGCCTCCGCCGCGGCTCGGGCACGAAAAGCGCGTGCCGAGGAGATCCTGTCGCACGCTGTCGAAGCGAACCCCGTAGCCGGTCTCGTGGGCGCCGATGACGTCGACGCCGAGTGGAAGCGGATGGACCTCTCGCGTAAGCGGGCGGCGATCGACTTCCTGATGACGGTCACTGTTTACCCGGCCCGGAGGGGGCGCCTGCCTGGCGGCGTGTACTTCGACACGGAGTCGATTCAGATCGACTGGAAGTAACAGCGCCCCCAGCCGGGAGGCCGGGGGCGCTGCGGCCGTCCACCGACCGCCTGGGGGGCTGATCGGGGACGGCCCGTCTGTGAGGGCGCTTTCTACTCTTGGTCTGCCTTTTACCCCCGAAAGGCTTGGTCAGGAGCGGTTCACCCGTTCGAGTGACGCACCTCCACGGAAGGTTCACACGCCTTTGCTGTAGGACCGCAAATGTACGGTGCACGATACAGACACCGAAAGTTGATCACGCCAGCGTGGTCGGGTGCCATCCGCCCCACCGCCCGACTGGGTCCTCGGCCGCCGCCGGGTCATCGGCGACCAGATCCGTGCCGCCCGCCGTGAAGCTGGGCTCAGTCAGGAGAAGCTTGCCGAGTTAGCCGGTATGGACCGGCAGTCCATCAATCGGATCGAGCAGGGGCATCAGGCTGCGTTGATCGACAACTTGATCCGTATCGCGGATGCTCTCGGTGTGCCGTTGGCGGAGTTGGTGCGGGATGGGCCCGCCGCTGCTACGGGGGAGGCAGTCGGCGGGCCCTAGCCGCCCTCGGCGCGGGGGCGGCTGTCCTCGGCGCCGGATGCCCACACGGCGCCGAGGGGTCTACCAGTAACGGCCTATCGGGCTGTCGGGTGCGGTCTGGCGGAGCACGGGCTTGCACAGCCGCTTGTGGAGGTACTCGGTGGGCGCGGCACCAGTCCCGGAGTGCGGGGTGTACTCGTCGTAGGGCTCGCCCGGTTTGATCTGCTCGTGGCAGCGTCCGCAGGTCTTCACGGTTTCCTCGCCTTCTGGCGGCCAGCCAGGTCGTGTTTTTCCGCGCAGTCGGCGCAGGCGTAGACGTCGGTGCTCATGTCGTGGGCGCCAGCGAACCCTTCGGCTCGGCCTGCGAGGACGGCGCCGCGCAGGAGTCGGGCTTCGCACCAGACGCAGTTCCAGCCGCGGTACACGCCGTGGGGGAGGTCGGTGGCGGCAGGGATTTCGGGAGGCTGTTTCATCGGCTGTGCTCCCTGACGAGCTGGCGGAGCGCGGCCGCGGTCTCGCAGGCGCCGGGGGTTTCGACGCAGGTTTCGCACATGCTGACGTGGTTCCGCGCTTGCGACCGTATGCAGGTGGGGCAGCAGCGGGGGAACCAGTGCTCCGGGTGGCGGCGTTCGCCGAGGTCCACGGCCGTCTCGGCGGTGAGGACACTGTCGCACCAGCAGCAGTGGCCGCCACGGACCTGATCGGGGGTGAGGTGTGCGGGGTTCGGGAGGTCCAGGGTGTCCAGCACCAGGGTGCTGGCCCTGCTGGTTCTGCTGGCTGACATGCGATGACCCCCTGGCCTGGCGCGGTTTGTGCTGCTCAACCGACGCTACGGGCCAGGGGGTCACTGAAGGGATACAGTCTGTATCCCTTCTGGGCTACACGACGCCCAGCCGGATCCCCAACTCGACGAGGTCGCCCCGCTTCCGGGTGCGGATCATGGTGCCGACCGTCTCCCGTACCGCAGCGTGCGCGCGGGTCGCCTGCGGGGCCAGCCGCTCCGCGTCCAGGAACGCGGCCACAGCCTCTTCCCGCTGCCCGTTGTAGAAGTAGGCGCGGCCCCGGTCGATGTGGAAGTGGGAGTGCCGCTCACGGGAGTAGTCGGCTGGCAGCCGTACCTTCTCCGCGCGGGCGACGGCAGCCTTCCCCTGCCCGAGTTCCACGGGCAGGCTGACGGACCAGAGGGCGGTGTTGGTGGGGCCGAACTGCATCTGCCAGTCGTTGCGGTCCTCGCCGAGTTCGTCGGCCGCCTGCTGGGCGTGCCCGAGGTGGCGGACCGCGCCCTTCGCGTCCGTGGCGCGCGCGAGGTTCAGCGAGGCTTTCAGGTGGAACGCGCCGCGCAGCGACACCGCCTCCGGGCCAGGTGACGCGATCGCGCCCAGCTCGGTCAGGGCCTCGTCGATGATGGCGCCGGCCTCGTCGTGCTCGCCGATGGTGAGGAACTCCCCAGCGTCGTACCAGTGCGCGGCCAGAAGGCGCAGCGGGTCGCCGGTCTCGCGGCTGGCCCAGACGACGCGTTCGGTGGCGAGGGTGGCGTCGCTTGAGTGGCCGAGCTTGTACAGGTACTGCATGGCGCACTCGTACGCCGAGGCCAGCAGGTTGTAGACGGTGCGGCGGTCGTCGCCTTCGGTGAGTTCGGCGGCCACCTGGAGGTCCCGCAGCAGCGCAGGGAGCAGGGCGCCGGACTTGGTCAGCGCTGCAGCCTGCCGGAATCGGTTGGCTTCGTCGACGCGGGTCTGCAGCTGCAGCAGGTCGACCGCTGCAGTTTCGGCTTCGGTGGGTCGGGCTGGCCGGCCGTGGCGGAGAAGGGCGCGGCGTACGGCGGCCACCGAGGCGACGGCGGTTTGGCCGTCGCGGTCGGTTTGGACGGGCACGTAGGGGGCTCCGGTGATTTCGGTGGGGTGGCAGTCCAACGCCTGGGAGAAGGCGAGGATGACGGCGGGCCGGTCGAGGGAGCGTCGGCCTTGCTCGAAGGCTTTGACGGCGGGCAGGGAGTAGCCGGATTCGGTGGCGAGGCGGGCTTGTGTCCAGCGGTGGCGGGCGCGGAGTCGGGCGAGGCGTTGTCCGTTGGACTCGGCGATGTCGGTGGTGTGGGCCATACTGGTCTCCGTTCCTTGCTTCGACACTTGGAACGGTACGCCGGACGGCCGGTGGTGTGCGTGGGTAAGGCCCTTACGGATTGCGGTCCGTGGGGGTCTTCTCCATTTTCCGGAGGCGGCCATGAGTTTCTGGGCCCCTCGCTCGATACGCTGAGGGCATGCCCCCAACCACCTCGGCCTCTGGCCCCGTGCGCTCTGCTGCGGCTGTGAACGCGGCGATACGTGCCCTGTGGCGGGACCCGTCTGTGCGGTTGACGGATGAGCAGCGGGCCGAGTATGAGCGGCTGTGCGTGGAGTGGGCGGCAGCGAAGAGGGCCGAGGTCGTCGAGGCTGCGTAGGACGTCAACACTTACAGCCTTGCGCTGCACAGCGCTGCGCTGTAACGTGGTGGTGTCAGCAAGACAGAGGGGGCCACGATGAACACCACCGCCGCAGCCGTACAGGCCGGAGTCACCGCCGACACCATCCGCACCTGGTGCCGCCGCAACGTCATCGCCGCCGCCAAGCAGGCCGGACGCTGGATCATCGACACCGCCTCCCTCGCCCACCGCATCGCCATCGGCGCCATGCGCGCCAGGAAGCAGGCCGCCGTGCTCGACCTCTCCGCCGCCACCATCAAGACCCGCACCCGCCCCACCGGAGAGACCATCACCCGCGTCACGGACATGACCGTCCTGCTCGCCGACAAGCTGGACCAGATCCCGGACGCTGGCGACCGAGCCCACGCCGCCACCGTCCTCGACCGGGCCTGCATCATCCTCAGCGACACCCCCGACACCGGCTGGGACGCAGAGCCAAACGCCCGCAACGCCGGACTCGTCCGCACCACCTACCGTGGCGAGATCCCCCAGATCACCGTCGACGACATCCTCGACCTCGCCGAGCAGATCCGCACCCAGCTCTCCGTCTGAACAGGGGCCGACCGATGACGACCGTGACGCTCAAGCTCCGCACCGACACCCGTGATCTCACCGCCGAACAGGACGAGGACGGGACCCTCCCGTGGATCCTCGCCGAGCCCGACGACATCGACCTCGACGCGCTCACCCCGCGCGCCCGCGCCCTCGCCGAAGCCGTCGCCCAGATGCCCGGCCGCCGCAAGGGCGCCGGAGACATCCTGTGCGAGCACCGCACCCTCACCCGCCGCGACGTCACCCCCAACCCGGAGGTCTGGCTGAGTCCGGAGCAGATGGACGACCGGGCCGAGATGCGCTGGTCCGCGTGGGACCGCTACCCGGCCGACTCGGAGATGCCCGCGAGCGAGTACCTGGAGCGGCAGGCCCGAAAGATCCCGCCGGAGTGGGCGATCGTGTCCGCACTGATCACGGCCTCTCCGCGCCCGGAGCCTGTGCCGTCTGCCGCTGCAGCGGCTGAGGATGACCTGCTCACCGTGCGCGGTGTTGTCGACCACCTCGCCCAGCATCACGGCCGCCACATCGGGCCGGGCACCTGGCGCGGCTACGTCGCCCGGAACCAGGCGCCCGCCGCCGTCCGCCGTGTCGGCCGAGAAGGCCTCTGGTCACCCGCCGACGTGGACGCGTGGGCCACGAAGTAGCGGCATCACGAAACGGCCCTCACCGCCCGCGAGGGCAGTGGGGGCCGAACTCGTCTACGCGTACACCCTGCGCTGCGGATCCAACGCACCCGCAGCCTGCGGATTCCCATTCCCCGGCTCATCCGGATCCGGCGCACCATCCCGCCTGCACACCAGAGCATCCGGGTCGTAGCTTGGGGCCTGCAACGAATACCCGTCCGGGCACGACTGCCCATCCGCGCCATCCGCCCCATCAGCGCCAGCAGGACCCGGCTCACCCTGTGGACCGGCCGGACCGGGCTCGCCCTGCGCCCCCGGAGGACCAGCCGGGCCACTCGGCCCCACAACGCCTGGCTCTCCAGGAGTGCCCGTCTCGCCAGCATTCCCGCTCTTGCCGTCGTCGCCGTCCTCACCCGGCGAACCAGACGGCCCCGGCGGCCCCGTAGGACCGGGCTCACCCTGAGGGCCAGGCGGACCCGTCACCGAAGCCCCCGGCTCACCACGTGACCCCGGCGGGCCCTCCACTGGCTTCCCGCCCAACTCCACCACCTGCGCAGCGAGCGCCCGGTTGTAGGCCCGCTCCTCATGCAGGTCTTGGCCCATGGTCTGGATGGTCACAACGATCCACGCCAGCACGGCGCCCAGCAGCAGCGCCCCCGCCACCGTGAACACGTCGCCACGCCGCCAACGACGTTCCTCCGTGCGGATCTGTGCCCGACTCATGTCCCAGCTCCCTGCCACAGCAGGAGGACCACCGGCAGGAGAATGCCGACCAGCGGCACGATCACCGCGCCGATCAGCCACCGCCTCGTCGCGACGAGCTTCTCGGCGTCCTTCTCCCGTAGCGTCTCCAGCGTCGTCACGCGTCCGGCCAGCGCCTCATGCCGCAGGTCGTAGATGCGTTGGTCGACCTTCTCGTCGAGGCGGCGGCCGATCTGGGCGATGTCGTCACGGACGTCCGCGAACCGCTCGTCGAACCGTCGGACTACCTCGCCGAGGGTCGGGTCGTCTGGCATCCGCCCCTCCGATCAGCGCCCTGTCTCAACTGGCAGTCTGGCACTCCTGCACCAGGGTTCCGTTCCGGAACCGGGCGTCACTTGCGCACGCATGCATAATGAATTTCAGCCGACCGGCCAACTGAATGGACGCCAGTCATGCAGGAAACCGCACGCCGCCCCGGACGCCCCCGCGACCCCCAAGTCCAAGCCCGCGACGAAGCCATCTACCAACTCATCACTGAGGGCGTCGCCTCCCGCAGCGCACTCGCCGACGCGACCGGCCACGACCGCGACGCCGTCTACCTCTCCTGCAAACGACTTCAGCGGGACGGCCGCGTACGCCAATGCCTCGGCCCCAACGGAGCCGTCATCTGGACCATCGCCAACGACACCCCGTGCCCCTGAAGGCGGCCGCCGTGGACTACGAGAAGCGGATCCTCACCGCGATCAGCGCCGAAGGCACCGAATGGCAGGACAACGCACCCTGCGCCACCGCCGACTTCGACTTCATCCCCGACGTCGAAACCGACGACGGTGTCGCTGAGGCGCAGCAGTGGTGCCGCACCTGCGACGTCCGCACCCAGTGCCTGGCGTGGGCGATGCTGCACAGCGCGGAGGGCTACTGGGGTGGCACGACCACCTACCAGCGCAACCAACTGAGGCGAGTTCGCACCCGCGCGAAATGCCCACTCTGCCTCGGCACCGCACTCGTCTACAGCGACCCGCACGAACTCTGCCTCGGCTGCGGCATCTCCTGGATCCGCGACATCCGCGAAGAGCCGATCGCCGCTACACCGCTACCTGTGTCCGCGGCGTAGCCTGCTGCAACTCGTACGCCTTCTCCCATGCCTCAGCCCACCGCCACGCATTCCCGCGCAACCGGAGCCTGTCGGCGACCATGCGGCCGGCGTCGCTCAGGTCCGCACGCATCGCGGGCGATTCCCGCAGCCGCTTCAACTCCCGGTACCAGTTACGCGGACGTTCCGCCAAGATGCCGGCGCCCATCGCGTGCAGCCGCTCGTACTCGGCGCGCGGCGACGCCACCCACGGCACGCCCGCCGCGCTCATCTCCAGCGGCTTCAGCCACGACTTCGACCGGTTGAACTTCGTGTCCGCCAGCGGGGCGATTCCGATGCCCAACTCGGCGACCGCCGCCGGCCACTCCTCGATCGGCACACCCCCACCCACCGGATCCTGCGCCAGGCCGAACGCCGCGCCAGCGCCGTTGCTGTCGCCGCGCATCACGAAATCGGCGCCCTCATCGACAAGCCGTGCGACCGCTCCACCCACGACCTCGGGGTCGTTGGGGTGGGAGTGGAACGAGCCCGGCCAGCCGATCATGTCGGAGTCCTGACGGGGCAGCCCGTAGTAGTGGTCAGGCAAGTAGTTCGGCAGGACGTGGCCGCGGCCGTGCCGGGCGTACACCTCCAACAGCGCCGGCGTGGATACGGTCACCAGCGTCGCGTCGCGGCACGCGGTGGCGAGGTTGCGCCACGAGTGCCGGTGCACCATGCCGTTCTTCAACCGGCCTTCGTTGCCCGGGTGGTGGGTGGCCCACGCCGGGTTCGAGGGGTGGATGGAGGACAGGTCGTCGTCCACGTCGATCACCACGGCGATGCCCTTCGACCGCATCACCGCGACGGCCTGCGCCATGTAGGCGTGCGTGGTGCGCTGCATCACGACCACGTCCACGCCGTCGTCGACGAGGACGTCCTTCACTACGTCGTTTTCCATGACGAGGCGGACCGCTCGCTTGTCCTGCCCGACCACGGTCACATCATGGCCAGCTGCGGCGAGCGTCTCGCCGGGCCAGATGATCCGGAACGAGCCGCACCCGTAGCGATCTGACGGGTATGCGACGACCCTCACGCGCTGCCCTCCGAACTGCTGGCCTTACGGGTAGCACGGCGCACCGCAGTAGCGCTGCTCGTCTTCTCCAGCGCGTCGATCCGGTCCTCCAGCCGCTTGATGCTGGTGGCCGCGTGGTGGAGGTGCTCGTGCAGGTCGGTGATCTGCTGCTGCAGCTCCCCGCCTTGGACTGGCTTGCCGACCCCCGCCATCTCGGCGCTCGGGGACTTGATGCTGTCGAGGAGGGCGGTGACCTCCTCGCGGGCGAGCTTGCGGATACGTCCGTCGAGTGGGCTGCTCATCCCTCGTCCTCCGTGACGGTTTTGTTGGGGACGGCCCACGTGAACCCGAGCGCGCCGAGCACGGCGATGAGTGCTGCCCAGCCCTCGGCCGCGGTGACGGTGTCGTCGAGGACGGCGGTGGACAGCGTGCCGGCCCCGGCCGCCAGCGCGGCGACCACGGCCTTCCAGTACTTCGAGATCCTCATGTCAGGCTCCCTTCTCCAGGGCGGCGACGCGCACGCCCTGGTCCTTCACGGTCTTCTCCAGCAATGCCAGCCGCTCCTCAACAGTCGGAGGCTTCGGCGCCGGCGTAGTCGTCGTGGCCGGTGACCAGCTGGCCGCGTGTGCGAGCCGCTCGTCGACGTCCTTGCGGAACTGGCCCAGCGTGAAGTCGAACCGGCCCCGTGTCCCGTACCCCTCCACCGGGCCGCGCGGGTCTACTTTGCCCTCCACTGACGTCTCCTTGTGCCCGGCACAGGAGTCGCCCTTCCATCCGTACTCCCTGCAGAACGCAGCGTTGATCCGCACCAGAGCGTCGTACTGGGCGCGGGGCCACACGTCGACGTTGTCGCCGAGGTTCTCGGCCTCGATGCCGTACGCGACGTCGTTGCCGTCCACGGTGCCCGACGCTTCGTCGGGCCTCGGGTGGACGGCCTCCTCGCGGCGGAAGGACTCGTAGGCGTTGCGGGCCATCAGGCCGGCATGGTTTGTCCGACCGCCTGAGCACATCGTGGCCAGCCCCGACTTCGCGAGGTGGATGTGGGCGAGCGGACCGGGCAGCCCCGCGTATCCGGTCTCAGCGACGATACGCAGAGAGTCCCGCGAGACGGTGTGGTGGTTCAGTACGAGGTGCACCGGGCCGAAAGCCTTGCCCGTCTCGTCGTCCCGCTCATGGTCGCGCCAGCCGGGGTACTCGGCGACCTTGACGCCTTCCTTCTTGAGGATCGCAATCAGTCTGTCAGGGGTGCGGGGTTCGGCCATCATCGGGCTCCTTGCTCACAGGCCGAGGTCGGCCAGAGGGATGCGCGTGTGCTCGATCCGCGTGTACGGGGACCAGTCGCCCGTTTCGTACAGCAGACCCAAAGTCGTGTCATCGAGGAGCACCATCGACGAGTACGCGGCCGGCAGCCCGGAGATACGGCGGCGAAGGCTCCAGGTGCGGCCCTCGTCCGTACTGACTCGCAGGCCCATCGCGGCCCGCTCGTAGGGGTGGGTGGGCCCCGAGTACAGCAGGTGCCCGGCCGGAAGGGTGATCACCGATCCTTGGACGATGGGAGTGGTGATGGTGGCCTGGGGGCGGTAGGACCGGACGAGGCTCTGGGCGCCGTCGAGGCTGACGGCGTCGGCGCGGGTGCCGGGTTGTTCGTCGCTGGTGCCGCACCGGCAGTTGAAGTACAGGCGGCCGTCGGGGAGTGGGGCGACGGCGGTCTCGTCTTCGTTGATCTCGTTGTTGGGGTTGGAGCTGGTGAACCCAAGCTGCCAGGTCGCGCCGCCGTCGCTTGAGTAGATGGCGTGGCCGCCGCTGTATTTCGACTCGGCTCCGGTGTCCGAGCCGGATGGTGTGCGGGTGTGGTTGCAGGGGATGACCAGCCGCCCGGCGTACGGGCCTGTCGCGAGAGCGACGCCAGTGCCGGGGCCGGTGGCGTACCAGCGCATCCACGACGGCCGTACCTGGCTTGTGATCTCGGCTGGGGCGGTCCATGATGCGCCGTCGTCCGTGCTCCGCTGCACGTACACGCGGCGTGCTGGGGCCGCGCCTGCGGCGATCTCGCTCCAGGTGTCGCTGCCGCCGTTGCGGCACGACACCAGCACCACGTCTCCGCTTGCGGGGTCGACGACGACGCAGGGGTTCCCAGCGGTGTCCGAGCCGTGCGTGGTGACCACCTGCAGCGGCCCCCATGTGGTGCCGCCATCGGTGGAACGGCGCAGGACGATGTCGATGTCGCCGTGGTCGGCGCCGCTGGTCTTGCGTCCTTCGGCGAAGGCCAGCAGGACGCCGGACGGGGTGAGGGTCAGGGCCGGGATGCGGTAGGTGTGGTAGCCGTCGGTGCCGCCTTGGAAGGGGACGGTCGCGGCGGGGCAGGTCATGGGGTCTCCGAGGTCAGAGGGGGAAGACGGCGAGTTGGCGGGTGGTGAAGGTGCCTGTTCCGGCGGTGACCTTGTATTTGGCGGTGAACGTGTTGGAGCCAGCGGTCAGTGACGTGATCACGTAGGGGCTGCCGAGGCGGTTGCGGGAGTTCGCGGCGAGCCCGTCGAAGTTGATGGCGCTGGTGTCGGACGCGGCGAGTGAGGAGGCGCCGGAGACTTCGAAGCCCATGAAGCACGCCTCGTTGGCGGTGTTGTTGTCCATGGCGGCGCGGAAGAAGACGATCGCCCGAGTGCCGGTGTTGAGGGTGACGGTGGGGCCGACGGTGGCGAGGTCGGTGTAGCTGGTGCTGGTTGTGGTTTCGCCGGTGCCGACGTTGTCGACTTGCATGACGCGTTCGACGATGCTGTTGAGGCCGTTGCCGACGAAGTGGCTGGAGACCTGCGTGGCCTTGGCGGGGGCGGTCTCGTTGAGGTTGTCGCGGACGTGCTGGTTCCACTGCGCTGCCGTGAGGACGCTGTTGGCGACCGCCGTCATGGGTGCTGTCCAGGCCACTTAGACCATCTCGCTTTCGTGGTCGCGGGTTTCGTCACGCAACTCGGCGACGCTCTGACCGTGCGGGATCGACAACTTGACGGCCTCCGGGTGGCCGCTCGGATACCAGTGCCGCGTGCCCGGCACCGGCCGTTCCAGCAGGGCCTCCCAGATGCCGTCGGCGTCAGCGGGCCACTCGACCGGGGCGACCATCTGGCAGCCGCCCTCGCCGCCGCAGTGGAACGTTGCCTGCCTGGGTTCCAGGCGCATGGCGTTGGCGCAGTGCGCGCGGGGGCAGTCGGCGATCCATCTGCCGTAGTTGACCCTGGCTCGGGCGCGGGTGGTGATCAGGTGGGCCATGGTGGGGACGGTAGGCACCCCACCCGCATGATCATTCCGGGCGGGGTCAGGTGGCGAACTTCCCCACATCGAACTGGCCCTGCGTCGGATGATCGAAGATGAACACCGAGGACGGGTTGTCCGCTGCCGTCGGGTCGAACACGCCGTCGTCGAATCCGGCACCCACCTTGTCGAACGTGAACGGGTTCGCGGGCACCGTGATCCCCGACGTCTCACACCCCAGCACCGCGTAATGCACGGGGCCCGGACACACCTCCCCTTGCGCAGGCATCCGCGTCAGCGTGTGCTGCAACCACTCGATGTAGAAGTCGCCGTAAAGGCCGAGCTCGCCGTTGCGGATCGTGATCAGATCCGAGATCGTCCGTGTCACCTCCTGCACATGGTGTGCGGTGTCGCAGGACACCAGATGCAGTTCCACCGTCGGACGGCGTTCCGCGTACCGGGCGAGCAGCAGCTGAGTGATGGCGAACGCGTCGTGCCGGCCCGCATAAGGAGCATCGTCCGGGTAGGAGCGCAAGCCGTGCCGGGAGATCGACGTCGAGTCGTCCGCCGTTACTTGCACGGTACGCGTCACCGGCACGGACAAGGCCCGCACTTGCAGGTGGGTGACGGTCAGGGCCGCGCCGGCGGCGGTGATGGTGATGGTGGTGTTCTGCCCGGAGCGGCGCGACAGCGTGACGATGGGTGTTCCTGCACCGGTGGTGATGATGTCCGTTCCGGTCTGCAGATCCTGGGCGTCCATGAACGGATCGCTTGCCTGGACGTGGACTTGGACGGACTCGCCGAGGGTGAGGGAGAGGGTGTCGTCGGACTCCCACACCACAGACAGTTCGCCCGCGGGAGCGCGTTCTTCGACGTCGAAAGAGACGTCGTTGACGATGTCGCGCCAGCCGATCTCGTAGGTGAACGGGGCGATGTAGTCGAACGCCACAGCCAGCGGCCTTTCTAGGAGAGGGCGAACCACCAGGCTTTGAAGTCGAAACTCGCGGAGGCGAGTGTGACCGACGCGGGCGGGGTGGTCAGGCCGGCACCGGAGGTCAGGGCGCGGCCGGTGGCTGCGGTGAGACCGATGTTCAGGGTGGAGGTGGAGACGCCGTGGCCGCGTAGGAAGGATGGTGGGGTGGCGCCGTTGGCGAGGAGTGCCCCGTAGTAGGTTCCGGCGCTGAGGCTGTAGGGGCCTCCGGCCAGTGCCATGGTCTTGGCTCCGGCGCCGGTCCAGGATGCTGACTGGTCTGCGGTGATGGCGACCAGGGTGCCGGATGATGTGTAGAGGGCGGCGAAGTTCTGGTTGCTTGTCAGGGTGACGCCTCCGCTGGTCACGCAGGTGATGACGTTGGTGACCGAGCTGTCCTCGGGGAGTTTCATCTTGATCAGGTGTAGGACGCCTGACGTCAAGGCTGTGCCGCCTGCGGCGATGGCCGGGTCCATCGTCCAGGACAGCAGGTTGTGGTCGTCGGGGGTGAAGAGTGCGGGTGCTTCGATCTGGTCCTGCAAATCCTGCAGGGCGGCGTTGAGTGGGACGTCCCACTGGGTGGTTCCGGCGGGGATGGGTGTGTAGGTCATGAGGGGGGTCCTCCTCCGAATCCGCATTCGCCGAAGCCGCCGTCGCCGAATCCGGTGATGTCGCAGCATTCGAGGCTGGTGGGTTCGCTGGCGAATGTTGCCTGGCTGGTCAGGGATGCGGCCCGCAGGAGCCGGTGGTGGCGGTCGCGGAAGACGAACGTTCCGTCGGGTGCGATGTAGGCGATCGACGGGGGGCCTTCGGAGCGCAGGAGGTCGGTGAGAAGGTCGAAGGCGTCCTGTTCGTTGGCCCACCACCAGGGCACGTGCGTGGCGCCGAGGTCGAGGTCTCGGGGCCTGGTCCAGCCGATGGTGTCGAGGAGGATCCCGATGAGGGTGCCTGTGCGCTGCGCGGCGTACAGGTCGGTGCTGATTTTGGTGCCTTGCAGGAGGGCGAGGCCGTCGAGGGCGGTGATGGTGGCGGAGCGGTCGCCGCGGTCGGTGTTGACCTGGAAGGTGTTGATGCGGGGGCGCATCAGCGGGTAGAGGACGTTGTCGATGACGACGTCGACTTTCATCTCGGCGCCCGGTTCGATGTCACTGCTGATGGGGCTGTCAGGGTTCTCTGGGGAGAAGATGCGGTCCGCGTTGCACAGGGTGGTGGTGAGCTGTCCGACGCGTGGGGGTGACAGGGCGCGGGCGGCGTCACGCCCGAATTCGAAGACGACGGGGCCGCGGGCAAGAACATTTTCTGTTACGTCGTCGTGGGGGCTGTCGAAGCTGCCGTCGCCTGCCCAGTCGACGGCGACGGTGTAGCCGTCGGTGAGGGCCGGGGTGATGTTGACGTTGTCGAACTCGGCGAAGTCGACGGTGCCCGCGTTGCGGTGAGCGAGGAGCTGGATGTGGATGTCGGTATCCGACACCCACGACGGGGATGTGGTGGAGTGACGGATCGTCCACGTGCGCCCCTCGGGGGAGGTCTCCCAGTACACGGTGTCGGAGGTTTCGCGGATGCGGAGCCACGCGTGTGCGTCCGGGTCGTATCCGAGGGTCTGTGAGCTCTGGTCGAATCCCCCGACTCTCGTGGCCATGAGGACGGTGTTGGAGGCGGTGTCGATCTCGAAGACGATGACGTTGCCCGGCGCGCTGGAGAGCACCAGCAACTGCGTGTATGCCTCCGCTGCCCCGCCGGCTGCTGCCGGGAACACTTGGACGTGCACGTGCGAGCCCTGCAGGGTGTACACGGTGTCGCTGGCGTATGCGGCGAAGCTTGTGTCGGCGACTACGCGGGCGCGACCGGCTGGTTGGTCGGGTGCCGGTGCGCCGTAGTTGTTGGGCCATTTGGCGGTGTCGACGGTGGTGGCGGTGAAGTCGTCGGTGAGGGTTTCGGTGAGTGGCATCAGGCGACTGCCCTTCGCAGGGAGGCGGGCAGTCGGCGCTGCTGGGCGAGGCGGTCAAGAGTGCGCGTGACCCATGCGTCGAGTTCGATCTGCGAGCCGATGACGCCTTCGTTGCGCAGGTGGTAGTGGTTGACGATGGTGACGGGCGCGCCGGCCGCGGTGGTGCGCGTGGCGTTGACGCTGAGGTCCGGTGCCCGCATGCGGTCTGCGGTGAACGGCAGTGTGGTGGGTGCTGCGTTTGCGACGGCGTCTGCGGCGCGGGCCATGGCCTGGGCGGCGAGGGGGGCGGTGCGGGCGATGCCTGCCTGGAGTCCGAGTAGCGTCTGTCGTCCGACTTGTGCCATCACGGTTGACGGGGACTTGATGCCGAGTGCTCGGCGGATCGCTTTCTGCATGCCCCGAGCGATGTTCAGCATCAGTCGCTCGATGGACTTCTGCTGGCCTTTCAGCCCCTCCAAGAAGCCCTTGCCTGCGTTCTTCCCGGAGTCGAAGAGCCGGTCCGCGCCGATCCGGCCGAGGCTCTTGGCGGCTCCGGCGATCTGGCCCTGGATCTTGTTGATTTCCTTGATGCCCGCTTTGCCGCCCTGGGAGAGCGCGGATGCGTAGGCGGCTCCCTGCTCGGGGCCGAGTTCGATGATCTGCTGCAGGAGGTCTTTACGCAGGCCGAGCCCGGCGAGCTTCTTGATGTTGGCGGTGAAGGAGCGGATCTGCTTCAGCCGGGCTTGTAGGTCGCCTTGGACGGACTGGAGGGTGGGGCCCTCGCCGCCGAGTCCGCCACCCAGGGCAGCAAAGCTGAGGGCGGACTGCGTGGTCTGCGACGCGAACTCCTGCGCTTTCTTCAAACGGTCCGCGATGCGGTCGCGTTCAGCGGCGAGCTTCTGCAGTCGCGTGTTGCCGCGTTCCAGCATGGACACGAGCCGGTCGTCGACGCGGCTGTTCCGCCCGCGGAAGGCCTTCGTGATCGCAGCAGCGATTGACTCGGTGGTCCGGCGGATCTTGTCGCGGGTTCCGGTCAGGCCGATGATGAAGCCGCGTCCGGTGTCGCGGCCGATCGCGGCGAACACCTTCGACGGTGAGGAGATGCCCAGCGCGCTCTTGGCTGCGCTGACGGCGCCCCCGACGACGTTCTTCGCGGTCGATGCCAGGGACCCGGCCATGCTCTGGATGCCGCCGATCATGCCGCGCATCAGGTCGGCGCCAGCCCCGGCGAGCAGGCTTCCGATACCGCCGAGCGCGCCTCGGATGCGGCCGGGGATGCTGCGGACGAAGCCGATCGCGCTGCTGGCCCCGGCGCGTACGGCGGCGAGGAACGCGGCGAGGGCGCTGCGGGCGATGCCGGAGAGGAACCCGCCGAGGGCGCTCATGGCGGCGCGGATGCGCCCAGGGATGCCTCGCGCAAACCCGACGGCTGCGTTCGCGCCGGCGACGATGGCGGAACGGAAGCCGCTGAGGGCGCTGGTGGCGATGCGTGCGAGGCCGCCAACGAGGGAGGCGAGGGCGGAGAACGCCATGCCGGGCAGGCGGGTGAACCAGCCGATGATCCCGGTGATCAGGTCGGGGATGATGCTGTTGCCGATGAGGATGTTGTAGAGCCATTTGAAGCGGTCGACGATGCCGCCGACGATCGAGCTGACGATCGACCCGATGCGGGAGAAGGTGCCGGTGAAGTGGGCGACGGCGCCGCTGACCAGCGCTTTCAGGGAGGTCCAGGCTGCGGAGAAGTCGCCGCGCAGTAGATCGGTGATCAGTCGGAGGGCGGGCACGACGAGATTGGTCAGGGTGGAGGCGAGCTGCCCGGCGAGCGCGGCGGCGAGGGTGGCGATCACGTTGATGATCGGCTGGATGGCGGGCAGCAACGCACCCATCAGCTGGGTGGTGATCCCGGCGATGATGCTGATCAGCGGAGCGGCAGCAACGAGGAGTTGAGCGACCGACTGACCCAGGCTGACGAAAGACGGGGCGAGTTGGACGAGGAGGTCGCCGAGGAGTTGGATCCCCATGACGAGTTGCCCGGCGAGCATGTCCGCGAGCGGGCCGATGATGGCGGGCAGTTGGGCGAGGATCGGCGCGAGGGTGGCCTGCAGGGTCTGGCTCAGTGTCTGGACAACGGGGGCAAGTGCGGCGAAAACGGTCTTTGCGGCGTCGAGGATCGGGATCAGTGCAGGCAGCAGACTCGCCGCGAGTTGCCCGACCACAGGCAGCAGAGGGGCCGCAGCCTCGACGAGTACGCCGACCGCCTCGGCTGCCGACTGCAGAACCGGCCCGAGCCCCTGAATGATCGGCGACAGCCCTGCCCCCAAGGACTGGATCAGCGTTTGCGCGGGCCCGGCGAGGGCCGTCAGAACAGGGCCTATGGCAGCAAGGGCCTGCCCGAGCAGCGGCCCCGCCGTACGGGCCAGGGTCGCCACTGTCTGGGACACAGCCGAGATCGCGGCCTGGAATCCCTCCGTGGCTGTGGCATCCCGCAGGACTCCAGTGATCTCCTTCAGGGTCCCGACCAGGCCGCCGCCCGCAGCCTGCACCGGGCGCATGACGTTGCCCAGGATCCCGAAGACGTTGGCCGCGACGGAGCCCAGATCCTTCAGCACGCCGACCGCGGTATCCACCGCCACCGTCAGCGCGCCCGACTCGAACGCCCTGCTCAGCTTCTCGCTGATGCTCGTGGCGAAGCCGGCTGCCCCGGCCGTCAGCCGGTCGAACGCGGGCGCGCCAGCTGCTGCCAGCTGCCCCAGCGCGGTGACAACCTGTCCGGGGATCTTCTGCAGGTTGGACAGGCCCTTGTTGGCGCCGGCCATCGCCTGGCCGAGGGTGCCGCTGGTGGCGAGTCCGCGGGCGGCGGCTCCGGCGCCGAGGGCCATGCGGTTGAGGGATGCGGCCGTGTCGTTGAGGTTCTTTCGGGCGATCGGCAGCACGGAAGTGGACAGGCGCTGGAGTTCGTCTGCGAACCCGGCGAACAGCTGGTTCTGCACGCCCTGCTGGAAGCGTTGGAAGGCGGGCTGGAGTTCCTTGACCTGTACGGCGAAGGCGCGGGCGTTCGGGGCGAGTTTCTTCAGGGCCTCGTCGAACTTCTTCGCCCTGGCCTCGGATGTGTCGAATGCGGCAGTGACCGCATCCTCCACGCCGACCATGCCGAGCCGGATCGCCGCCTGAGCCTGCGTGATGGCCAGCATGCCGGTGACCGCTACTGCCCCGGCTGGCGCGATGTTCTCCAGGGTGGTGACGATCCCGGCCAGCAGTGGCGCTGCGGTGCCGGCTGCCGCGCCGATTGCGCCGACGCCGATACCCACGCGGCCGAGGATCCCGGCCGCGCTGCGGGCCGCGTTGGCGAGTCCGCGGAGGCTGAAGCTGAACCGGTCGCCGCCGCCGGCCGCCGTTGTAAGGCTGCGGGTGATGTTGTCGCCGGTGCGGACGAAGCGGCCGTTGACGTCGCGGAGTCGGCCGTTGGCGTCGCGGGTGAAGTTGTTGATCGCGGTTGTGGCGGGGGCCGTGTTGACGGTGAGGGTGGGCGTGTTGTTGGTGATCGTGCGGTTGATGAGGGCGGATTCGGAAACGAACCGGCCTCGTACGTCGCGGATGCGGCCTTGGGCGTCGCGGGAGAACTGGGCGAGGGCCCGTGTTGCCGGGTCGGTGTCGCCGTCGACGCGGATGGTTGCGTCGCCGACGAGGTTGCCGTCGCCTGCGGGGGTGCTCATGCGAGGTTCACCCCCATGGACTTGAGGAAGGTCTGGGATGCGTCTTCAGCGCCGTCCCACCACCAGGGCGCTTTCGGGTCGCGGGTGGGGTCGGGTGCTTTGAGTTCGGTGCCGGGGGTGGCCCAGTTGCGCACGCCGAGTTGCCCGTCGAACCGCTTGCGGGCTCGGTCGGGTGTTTCGTTCTCCCGGACGGGGAGGCGCTGGACCATTTCGGCGTAGATCCAGTTCAGGAAGCGGTCGGCTGGAAGGTCGCCGGGATCGAAGCCTGCGGCTGCGGCGCGTCCGTCGAGCTCGTGCCAGGTTCCGGGCTCGCTGGCCCAGTGGACGAGTCCGAGGACGGCTCGGTAGGGCGGAGCCCGTACTTCTCCAGCAGCCATTGGATGACGTCGGACGCCTGCTCCAGCTCGATGGGGTTTTCGAGGTCGTCGAGTCGCTTCTGGAACAGGGCGTTGGACTCGGCCAGCAGGACCATGCCGAGGGCGTCGGCGAACGCGTCGAGCTGCTTGTCGATGGGTGTGTGCTCGATGTCGGCGAAGCGTGCGGCGAACCGGGCGAGGGTTTTGCCGGGGAGCGCGGTGGCGGCTTCGAAGATGTCGTCGTCGATGCGGAAGACCAGCCGTTCGCGTTTGCGGCTGAAGTCCTTGACCGGCGTTGCGGTTTCGGTGGGGATCGGCTGAGTCATGGTGGGGACGGTAGGTACCGCCCCGCCATGATCATTCCGGGCGGTCAGAGAGCCGCACGCAACGCCTGCCGCAGGAAGTCATTCGGCCGTGTGCCGGGGTGCATCGCGTACCTCGCGTACACGACGCGGCCGCCCACCGTGAACCGCAGCACCCCGCCCGGCCTGCGCGGACGGATCATGTGGGGCCGCGTCCCGCCGATTACGTACAGGGCCGCAGGGTGGCGGACGTTGATGACGCCCCGGAACTCGCCGCCCGGCCCGCGCTGGATCTGCGAGCGGATCGTGGTCCCCATGCTGCCTGGCGCCCGCCGGATCGCCTCGGCCTCAGCCCGGCGGACGCGCCGTTCCATGTTGCGGTAGACGATGCCGCCAGGCAGCCGCAGCATGCGTTCGATACGGGTTCGGTCGAGGGCGAAGCTGGTCGACACGGTGAACACGACGACCTCCCTCAGTTCCGGGGCAGTGAGACGTAGGCGCGCAGCTCGTTGCCGACGCAGCCGCCCGACGGGCCTTGCGCGGTGAGCGGGCGCAGCATGAAGTCGCTGATCTCGCGGTCCCGGTTCATCTGGCACAGCTTCACCGACACGGCGCTGAGCATCTCGTACGCGTCCGTCAGCACCTCCTGCGCGGACGTGTCCAGCTCGGCGGTGGTGGGCGCGGTCATGGGGTCGTCGGGGTTGGGGGCGCAGCGGACCAACTGGATCACCAGCTCGGCGACCTCCCACGGCGCGTCACACCCGTTGCCGACGCGGCGGGCGAGCTGGTCGGGGAACGTCTCGGTGAGGAACACCTGCGCCACGGAGACGGCGAGGAGTCCGCAGTCGCACTCGTCCCACGCGATCGCCCCCGGAACCACAGAGTGCCGGGCGGGCTTCGTGGTCAGCTCGGCGTACACCGCCTGCTCCAGCGTGGAGGCGACGGTGTACCACTTCAGCGGCCCGGTGATCATCGGCATCAGGTGCCCGCCCGTCTCACCGTCGGCTGATCCACCCGGTACACCCGCGAACGCTGCCGCAGCCCGCTGGGGTTCCATGTCGCCACGAACATATCCACCAAATACAGCCCGGTGCGCCCCTGCTTGAACAGCTCTCCCACATCCGGGTACGAGATCGTCACGCCTTGCCGTACGAGCTGTTGCAGCCCGGCAGGCAGCTTGCAGTCCCCGCCGTCCGCAGCCTTCGCGATCTCACACGCCAACTGGCCCATCGCCAGCTCGGCACCCTCCGGCAGCGGCTCCCCGTACCGTGCCGTCACCGACCACGTGCCCTCCCCTGAGTCGATCGACAGATCATTGCAGTACGGCCACCTCCCCCCGTCCGTCCGCACCAATAGCCGGTTGTTGTCCAGCCGGTACGCCGACGGCGCCAGCACCACCCCATCGATCACAACCTCGGTGACGTCGTACACCGGGGCTGGCAGCCGAACCTCCGACACCTCGCCGCACGAGCAGCCCGACGAGCACGATCCGCAGGTGAGGTTGAACCACAGGCCGCCGATCAGCGCAGGCTGCGGGTAGTGGGAGCCAGCCCACGGGGGCCCGAAGTCATCGAAGAACGAGCCGGTACCACAGTCGCTGCGGCATGGCCGGAGTGTCACCTCGCACAGCCCGAACCGCATCCCGGTCAGCGCGTACAGGGTTTCCGTCGCCATGCTCACGGCGATCCCGGTGACCGCCGGGTTCAGCGTGTCGAGTTCGCATGTCCATGTGACGGGCCAGTCCGCGCACGGGCCGCGCATGCCGCCGGTCCCGGACGGCGTACTCAGGATGGGGTTGATGACCGGCATGGCGCCCTCCTCTACGCGGTGGTGTTGTCGACGAAGTCACCGCGCGCAGCGAGCGCGGTGAGGAGGCTGGCCAGGGCGGTGCCATCCGTACGGGAGCCAGTGATGGTCGCTTGCCCGACCGGTGTTGCGCCGTGGAAACCGATCGTGTTCGCGGGCCCGTTCAATGTGTGGACGCGGGCGCCGAATGCGGATGCGTTGAACTGCGTCTCCGCCAGCACGTGCAGGAGCCCTGTCCCGGCCTCCATGCGGAAGTAGTTCCGCTGGGTTCCGGTGAAGTCCGCGTTGGGGAACATCGACCAGAACCAGTCGGCGCCTGCGCCTTCCGTGTCCAGGGCGCCCCCGGACGTGCGGAGCCGGTATCCCTTCGTCGGCGTGGTGTTGGAGTCCCTCACGAGGAGGTCTCCTGCATCGGTGAGGTTGCCTGTGATCGTCACTGACCCGTCGTCGCCGATGATCACCGTCGAGTTCTGCAGCACCACGCCTGTCGCGCCGTCGAACCGGGCCACGGCGCTGTCCGTCGACGAGCCGGGCCCGGCCACCTTCGCAGCAAGCGCGGCAACGAGCCCCGTGATCTGGGCTTGGGTGAGGGTGACGGGGTCGGCGCCTCCTGCTGTGTGACGGGCTGCGTGTACGAGCGGGGCGTACGCGGTGTCCGCCCGCGCAACCTCGTCCGTGATGTCTTGCTGTGTTGCCGGTTGAGCGGCTGCGCCCACTGCGATCTCGAACGCTTCGGAGTCGATGTGGACCCAGTACTGGCCCTCCTCGGCCCAGAACTCCAGCCGCCCTGTACCGCTCGTCGACAGCGGGTTTGCGAGCGGCACGGTGCCGGCCGCGTCCGCCCACAGGGTGGCGAGGGTGTTCGTAGCGTGCTGGAACACCCTCGCCGGGATGCTCGTGGCGAGCGTCCCTGAGGGGAACCAGAACAGCTCGCTGTACTGGGCGAGCGCCATCGCGGCCCCCTCTCAGGGCGGTGGTGCTACGCGGCCAGTGTGGTCGGGTCGCATGCCACGGTCGGGGGTGCGGTCGTGGTCACGTTCCAGATCCAGTGCTCGTCCGTCTCGACCGTCTCCCCAGCCGGGAGGTAGTCCTCGCCGACGAGGGTGTCCCAGTTCGCTGCCGCGCCCCTGGTCTCCGAGGTGAACTCGAAGGTGGTGCGGCCGTTCTCGATGGTCTGGCTGCCGATCTGGGTGGCGCCGACGTTGGGCCAGGCGTGGTAGATGTACCGCTGGTTCCCGGACGCGTCACACGCACCGGAACCCGCGACCTCCTGCCACACCTCCAGGCTGAACCGGTTCGTCGGGTTGCCCTCCGCCACCGCGAAGCCCGTCCCAGTCGTCGGTGAACCGGTGGTGAGTTCGCGGGCGCTGATGATGTACGCGAGCATGGAGACGTTGACCTCGCACATCTGGACCGTGAGGCCCATCCGCTTGAGGGTGGGGTCGTCCTTCTGGTTCACGCACGGCGCACCGGACGCGGTCCGCTCGAAGAACTCCTCGCCGTCTTCGTAGTCGGGCTCCATCTCGACCTGAACGAAACCGGACGACACGGAAACCTGACCGGACGCGCCAGTAACCGGCACCCCGCACGCGTCCAAAGCGATGACCCGCATGTGCGTGCCCTTGATGGGAGTCACGCACGTCGACGTAGCTGCCATAGTGATCTACTCCTACTCGGTGGGCACGCCCAGGACGATGTGCGCAGCCAGATGGCAGCACTCGAAGCCGAGCACGTACGTGCGTTCGGCGATCATGCTCAGGGTGTTCACAGACCGGTCGATGGACTCCCTCGGCGAGCGCAACTGCACCTCACCGCGGTAGCCGAACACCGCCCCGGTCGCGTAGATCCACGCCGTACCCTCAGCCGGAGCGGCGCCGGCCGGGCTCGATCCGGTGTAGCCGCCGCCGGCCACCACGAGGTTCCCGGCCGTGGTGTACAGACGGCCGTCCCGCTCGTCGAGGAGGTTCCATGCGGCCAGCGTGGGAAGTGCGGCGCGGGGGACGTGGATGACGCCTTGTCCGCCGTAGCAGTCGGCGAGTTCGGCTTCGAGTTCGCCGAGTGCGTGCGCGGCGTCGGCGCCGGTGACGACCGGTGTGGCGGCGGTCTGCAGGACGATGTCCTGCGTGTCGAGGACTTCGGCGTCGGCGGCCAGGTGGGGGAAGGCCACCTCTTGGCCGCCTGCGGTGCCGGTCCAGAACGCGGCCTCCACCTGCTGCTGTTCGACGCGGGCGAGGGCGTCGGAGGCAACGCTGGTTGCGTCGCCGACGCCGACGGGGTTGCAGTCGAAGCGGGTGTACACCGTGATCGGGGTGGCGCCTCGGTATGTCTGTTCGACGTTGCCGGTTTTGACGGGCGGCTCGGGCGGGGGCCCGCCGGTGCCGGTGACGGCAAGGCATTCGTCGTAGGTGGTGTCGCCGGTCGGGCAGCGCTCGATCCAAGTGACGCCGTTCTGCCAGTGGGGGTTGTCGGCGGTGCGGGGTTGGACGGCGTCCCATAGCCCGTAGGGCAGGCTGGTGAACGCCGGCGGGTCGACGATTTGGCGTGCTCCGGCCACCGGCGCTCACCACCTTCCTGCTCGGGTTCGGGCCAGAGGTCAGACGCGGACGGTGCCGGACAACAGCGCGCTGGTGCTGCCGTTGACGTTGAAGCCGACCCGGTACTGACGCGACTCGTGACCGACCTTGGCGATCAGGTGAGCCTCCTCCGACCACAGCGCGGTGTGGTCGTTGGTCTCGTTCAGGACGGAGTCGCGGACCACGCCGAGGTCGAGGCTCATGCCGTTGCCGTGCACGAACGTGCCTGCGGCGTAGAGCATGAAATCCACGGTGGTCGGCCACGCCGTCAGCGAGGTCGCGTTGCCGAACTGCCCGGTACCGCGGACCTGCCAGTCGTCGACCCACTGCACGCGCACGTTCCGGGCGGTGAAGTACGAGTCGATCTCACTGTTCGGCACGGCCTGCAGCTCGACGCCGGCCTTCCAGGCGAGATCGCCACGGATGACTTCGCGGACCCAGGCGGGCATGACGACTTCGAGGACGTCGTCGAGGCACATGCCGAACCGCTCGCGGTAGTCCGTCGCGGCCAGGCCGACGGCGTTGTAGATGCGCGGGGCCGCGGCGTCAGTGGACGCTCCGCCGGAGATGGAGGTTTTCCCGCGCTGCAGGTTTGTGGGTCGCTCCTCTGCCGTGCCAGCCTTCATAGGCCGCCCCCCCTGACTGTGACCGCGCCTTCTCTTCCAGTCGCTGTCACCTGTGGCCGCGGTGAAACGTGTCCGTTCGCATTTTTTTTTACGGATGATGATGGGAACGCAAGGCCCAGGCCGAAACGCGACTGAGGATATATAAATCCGAAATCTTTTCAGAACTAAACAGGTCTAACTTTGCAAGAACAAGCAGAAAAATGGGCAACAGATGGCATCCGTATACCACGGGAGCTAATCAGAAGTTTTCACAACCTAACAATGCATTTCAAATGGCACAGTATCTGGCATTCTGCATTCTAGGATATCAGGCAGCATTTCTGACAACAGATCAGCACTGTTTCAATTCAAGCACTCCCATATTGAGTTCGGGTACAAGTATATTTCTTGCCTATAGATAGTTTACAACTAGGAAGTTTAATTTGTCAGAAACAAGATAACAAGAAGGCCACCTAGTGTCGTCAGGCTGGTAAGCAATTCATAGACTTGAAACTTTTATAGTAATCGTTGGTGCAGCAAAGACCAACAAAAAGCTGACCAGTTCGGGAACACTGGCATCTTTTTCGCAGCCGGAGATTTCAGCATACTCTAGCTTCAGACACTGGAAGCATGCCAGGTTTCTAGAATATGTCTTCTTCGACTTGGCCTTTCCTTTCCCTCCCATGGAATCATCTGAGAGCTGTTTCCATAATAAAGGACTTGCTTACGTTACTGGTACCAAGATAAAATGTGCAGGAGCTACATTGTGCTAGGAGACAATGACATACCTTGCAACCTGCTATCTTGAGCTTTTCCAAATTCGGAGAATTTCGCAGACAATGAAGCAATATCTGGAAATTGTCGTTCAAATTGCAAAAACACAGGCACAAGGTTCTCAGGTTTTTTAGTATAGGGAAATCAACATGTTCAACAACTGGCACCACCTGAAATCGAGATACAATTCGTTAAACAATCCAGACCAACTACCTGCATAGGGAATTCTATAGAAAAAAGGATCAACACATAGGTTTGGTTTATTGCAATCCCCCATAGGTCTTAGAATTGGGATTGCATTCATATTATTTGTCTTTTAAAAAAGGCCTGGTACAGTGCTCAGAGAAACACAGTAACAATACCATGATGTGATAAGGCCTGGTACTGTGCATAAGTTTGCTGCCAACAAGAAAGCAAAACTTGCAACACATTCAGAGGTGAAGTAATTGACTATCTGGCAAAAGGTTCTAAAAAACTTCAGAGAATTAACTCTGTATACACAAGTTGCACAATGGCACCTGCAAATGTGAGGCACTGAGGCCGACAAGTAGGCATGCCAGTACTATTTTCCCAACGTAGCTGATCATGAAGTGAAACTGAGCTATTTGGTCAGGAAAGTTAAATGTGTTATTCCAGGGAAAACAACGGAAATTATATGTTTAGTATTATCTGCATGATCCAATTCCTAGAGTAGGCACAAATAAAAAGTGTGGAGTAATTTATGATCAGGCTGGGCGTCCCGGCCCACCACGTACCTGCCGCGCGGGTTGTCCGCCGTCGCGGCGTCGGCGACGACCGCCGCGACGCGACCGCTGTCCGTCCAGAACGGCTGAACCAGGGTGAAGCCCAGATCGAGGCGGCGGAACGCGGTCGCGTAGCGCGAGCCGCGGTAGCGG